CATATCGCCGCTGTCGCTCCGCCGCCGACTGACGCGCATTGGCTTGGCGGTTTGTAATTTCTTCAACCTCACCCAACGAAAGGAAGTTCTATGTCTCGCATAACTCGCCTACCAGTGAAAGTGAATCTGCCGAAACTCTGCAATACTATCCGTGAAGCATGGTCGCAGCGTCAGGATTTGGTGAACGCTCACGGCAGTCTCGCGCGGCAATTGAAGTCGATCTGCCGGCGTCATTGCGGCGGCGACAAAGTGAAGGGCACTGCGCTTTTCAAAAAGATGCGGACCGGCGGAAAGGTCGATCTTGCACCGACTCTCGCCACGATGGTTCTTTTGCAGTCGTATATCGCAATCGGCGTTCAGCGAAAGAGCCAAGAGAAAGTGCTGTGCGAGAATGTCGCGATGCTGCCTGTTGCCAAGTGGGCGACGAGTATTCGCGGTGTCGCCGATATTGCGTTGGCGAGTCTTATCGGCGAGGCCGGCAATCTGAACGACTACGCCGGCCCGGCGAAATTGTGGAAGCGTTTTGGCGTGGGCTTGGTACAGAATAACAAAGGTGAGTGGGTGCGCCAGCGCAAAGTCATAGACAAGAAGTTGGCGGTCGCAATGGGCTACAGTCCCAAGCGTCGCTCAGTGCTGTGGAATGTCGGCGCGTGCATCATTCGCTCGCGCAAAGGCGCAACCGGCGTCGCTGCCGATCTTCTCGCGTATTACGAATCCGAGAAGAAGCGCGCGATGGAGAAGGGCTGTAAAAAAGGCCACGCTCACCGCCGCGCGCAGAAGCACATGGAGAAGCGGTTGCTTGTCCTGTTATGGCGCGAATGGACAGGCGCGAAGCCGGTCACCAACTACAGCCGGCTTGCGGCATGACAACGCCGGACGGCAGGGATCAACCGCTGTCCTGGAATGCTGCGATCCGTGCGGCGGCGCGCGTCGCTGAGCTTGATCCTATCGACCCAGGCCCGACGCGCTGCCGCATACGCGACGCGATCTTGAAGCTGATCGACCATCATGAGCACCACGCGGAGTTTCACGCGCACTTCGATGAACACTTGCCGGACTCATTGGGGGGATAAGCATGAGCGTTGAACAGCGTCTCGCTGATCTTATCGAGGATGCCGATGTTGTGACACTCGACGCGGACGAATTGAGCGATGATGATGATGATGATGATGATGATGATGATGATGATGATGATGATGATCGTCTCGTCCTGGTCGCTGCACCGCGCATCGTGGCGACACTTCCAACATCCCGGAAGCGAGCGAAGATTGGTTCAAGCGTGCATCGTGTGCCTAACATGCAAGACATTCTATGACCCGAGGCCGACCGCCAAACGTAGCACGCGCCGCCGCCCGCGAAGCCGGGACCGAGACGTACATCGGCCCTGAATGCATATGCGGCTGCACAGCGCGCTATACGTCAAGCGGCGCGTGCATCGATTGCTCGATTGCGCGCGGTAAGCTGCGCTATCAGAACAATCGCGGGCACGTGCGGATACTCGATGCGGCGCGCTACCAACGGAGAAAACAAAATGCTGTCAGCTAAAGAGTTGCAAGAGCGCGGCGAGATGTTGAAACAGCGTTCCTCTTTGATTGACGCAGACGATCCGCCACAGCCAGAACATAAGGCCGATAAGACGATGCGTTTCGTGCTTTTCTGGCACCATCCGGGCGAAAAAACTGAGGTTAAAGAGACCTACGAGAAGGTGACCGCTGACCCGGAGAAGTGGTCGCGCGACATTCTTGACTGGTTTAATTCGACTTTGCGGCCCGGCGAACGCAAACGCCTATTCGTTCACTGCGAAATCGAAGGTGAAGTGCCACCGGCCGAGCACAAATGGTCAAAAACCACGGCGATGACCAAAAGCAATCAATACGGCAGCCCTTATGACGGCATGCACTGTGAACGTTGCGGGGTGACAGGCAAGCGGTTCGGAATAGGGCCGGTGGTTAAACTCGACAGCAAATTTCGTCTCAAGGTGTTCAAGCGATGCGACACGTCGCTTGAATGGCTCAAAACCCACCGTCTGCCATGACCACAACATCATATCGTGGTCGATAAAATTCCGGCATTAACCAATGGGTGATGATCGAGTTGTGCCGCCCGACGATTGGCGCTATGCAGAGACTACGACCCGATCACCTACCCCGACTCAGATTGATCAAATGACTGATGCTTATCCGGTTGCCACACACACAACGACCACTAATGGAGAATGATAATGGAACGCTCGACTGAAATTCCTCTCTCCGATAGCGGCCTCTCGATTACTTGCGGTCGGGATGGTACTTGGCTGCATTTTAATGCCACGAACGACAAAAGCGCCGCAATCAACGTCGATTTAATGGACAAAGGCGGCATCATCGGCGCAGCTTTGCGGGGTTGGTGCGCTGACCGGCAAAAACAAGCTGAGCAAATCCGCAGCGACAACGGCCAATTCGGTGTTGGGGCCTAGCGGTAGTGGCTGTGTGTCTAAACCGGATAAGCATGAAATGGCTTTGATAGCCGGTCTCACCCCGTGTGACCTCGACATGCGACTCGAAATAGCGAAAAAGCTTCGCATTGGCGTGCGACTGACGACCGACGAAGTGGACATCGCGGACGGTTTGATAAAGACACTGCGAACAATTCGTAACCAGCGCGGTGTTGACAGACATACGCGCGGCTTGTGCAATCACGCGCTCGCTGCTTTTGATGTGAGATAGCATGAGCACGAGTCAGCCGAGATGGGACGAGCACGCGATCAAGTTCAAAGCTTATCTGGGCAACACGCGCGGCGTCGTGTCGTGCGATAAGGATGGCCGCAACTGTTATCACTGCCGGGATGTCGGCGGTGGAATGTGGGACTGCCGATGACCATGCGGAAACTTCTAATCATGTCTCACTTCAGCGCCGCGCTCGCCGGGGCGATCCTTGGCGCGGGACTCGGCGTCGCATTTGCAATGGTGTTCGGATGACCGTGCCTAAAATGGGCCGGTCATTCTGGCACTCCACGCCTTTGTTTTTAAATTTTTGGGGTTGCCGCCTAACACAGACAGGATAGACTGGTGAGGACGGGGAAAAGGAAAAATCAATGAGCGACTTCGGTTCTCCAATAGTCATCGGCGGCGATAGACTCGGCGTTCCTATCAAGCATGCTTATCCGGTTGCCACACACAAAGGCTGAGAGCCCCTAGCTATAGAGGGTCAACAAAATGAACATCGTTCTCTATGGCTGGCGTCACGTCGAATGCGATAAGTGTTATTACCTTGGCCCCGGTGAAGGGTCTGTTCGCGCCGCCATCAAATCTCACAACGTCCGGGAGATTGAAAATGTATAAGGCTATTTCGCTGTGGCAACCTTGGGCATCCCTCTGGGTATCAGGTATCAAAATCCATGAGACTCGGCACTGGCCGACAAAGCATCGGGGATGGCTTGCCGTCCATGCCGCCAAGCGGATCGAGCATGACGGACATAGCCAACGGCTAAATGACATTCTCGACAGCGAGTTCGGCGGCCATTGGGGAATGGAATTGCCGAGCGGCGCTATCGTCGGTCGTGTTTTTCTAGTTGATTGCAAGCCGACCGACTCCATGACGTTTCAAACGGAAATGGCAAAGGACGACTACGAGTGCGGAAATTTTGCGCCGGGTCGCTTTGCTTGGGAGGCCAGCGTATTTGAGGCGTTCCCAAAGCCAATTCCTTACCGTGGTGCGCAAGGCATGTTCACTGTGCCGGACGAGATCATGCCGAGACTTTACAATGCAGCGTAAAGCCCTCGACGCCATCGTGGACAAGGTGCTGCGGTATCGCCCGAAGCCCAAAACAACGCCCGCGCGCCGACGCAAGCGCGCAGCGGTCAAGCGAGAAAAGTCAAAATGAGCCGGAAATGGACTCATGTATATAATTCCCTAATATTTCGTCCAGACCGGCGTATTTTAGAGGCTTGGGAGATTAAGCGGGGTGGCGATCTTGACGCCCCTAAAGCAGAAAAAGTTGCTGAACGTATCCATGCGGTCCAGACCAACCTTAAAGCGTATGGAGCTACCAAGGGATTTATAGTGGACGCCGCGAAGTCATATTATCTCCCCTACTATGTTGATGACATCGCAAAGGTTAATGTGCCTTTACGCCCTTGGCTTTTGCTTCAAAATAGGCTAGACGAGCATTTTGGTTTTGGAATGGTCGCCATGATAGAGGACGCAAATGCCTATTTCCAGACCAAATTCAGAAGTCTCGTTCCCGATGCTCAGTAAAAAATACGGGGTAATTTACGCGGACCCCCCGTGGTCTTTCAAAACTTGGAGTGCGAAGGGAACCGGACGCGGGGCGGTTTCGCATTATGACTGTATGAGCTTTTCAACATTGGCAGCATTGCCGGTTTCCGAGCTTGCTGCCGACGATTGTGCCCTGTTTCTTTGGGTGGTTGACCCGATGTTGGACAAGGCCTTTGAGCTTATTCAAGCGTGGGGATTCCAATATAAGACGGTCGGCTTTTATTGGGTTAAGCAAAACATGAAAAGCGACGGCTTCTTTACCGGATTGGGATATTGGACGCGCGCTAATCCAGAGCAGTGCTTGCTGGCGACCAAAGGGAAGCCAATTCGTCTGGCGCGGGATGTCCCCCGCCTAATTGTAGCCCCGCGACGCGAGCACAGCCGGAAACCAGATCAAGTTCGCGGTCGAATCGAACGGCTCGTCGGCGGCCCCTATCTTGAACTATTTGTGCGGGAGACTCATCCGGGCTGGGATGGCTGGGGAAATCAAATTGGTCTATTCGATAGCGGTTCAGTGGAGACTCGTCGTCAGCCTTCAAATCTGGCTTGACAACAGCTAAATCTTGGGCGTCAAGGGGTAAAGCATGCTATCAAGATCAAACGCGGGGGCGCCGGCAAGACAGGTAACAGTGGCACCGGAGCTAGGCGCGCTCACCGCCCCGGAATGCACTTGCGAGATTTTCATAAGCCTAGTAAAAAGAAAAACGGTGAGCATCGGCAACTTCCAAAACCACCGATGTCGCTCGCGATTTGGGACCCAAACAACGATCCGTTTTCACAGTTGGGATACAGTTGGGATGACGTGCGGCGGCGGTAACGCATTGCACTAGGAATGGAGGACTCCGATGCAAAGGCCATTCCGCTCTCTCTCCGGGAACTTTCGGAAGGTTGCCCGGCATCCCTCAAATCAACATGGGGAGGGGCTAAAATGGGCCGCTACATTGATCCAATAACCGGGCAACCAATTCCTGAAACCACCGTCGCCAACATTTCGCGTGATGCGACGCGGCCAGTCGAGATGACGGACAATCGCAAAGCGCGGCAAGGTCTGCAGCCGACTCCGGCCACGCAACCACGGCCGCCGGTAGACCGGCTATCCGGTGCGGCGCAGCCACGACCACAGCCGACACCATCGCGCCCGAGGATCATGCAAGCGCCGCCACCGCAGCCACAGCGTATTACGAAAGCGGTCATGGACGAAGATTGTGGACCCGGACCCGTGCGGCCGGGCGGTGTTAAAGTGCGATGAACCTTCAACGCTTCGGGCAGCTAGTGCGGATGCTCGCGTCGCCAAACGATAATGAAGTCGTGGGCGCGGCGCGGGCGCTGCAACGGATGTTGAAGGAAAATAATAGGGACCTAAATGACTTTGCTAAGTGGATTGAAGATAGCAATCTGATGCGACGTGCCTCTGTTCATCACACCGTTGTCGTGCACCACTACAACACCAAGCAAGAGCGCAACAATAAATCCGAACAGGCCCGTTATGACCGTAAAATCTGACGACTGCGTTTGTGAATTCGGCGACATGCATTGCGCGTGTCTCGCACATGGCCGCGACCGTGACGAGTGCCGGTATTTTCATTTTCCCGCACCGAAGATCGTATCACCACGCGCTCGTTCAACGTTCCTGAATGATCTACGGGACCAAGGCGAAACGCGCATCAAGAATCAGCAACGCGAAGGCCGTGAACGCATCGCCGACTCGCAACGCAAGACGGCGAAGCTTTTGAAAACTCCCGGCGCGATGCGGGACTGGCAGCAAAGCGAAATAAAGGCCACACGCGAACGCGCGAAGGCAGCCGGTCGCATCAAGCCGAATGATCCGCCCGAGGGCATCGGCCGGGGCATCGTGAAACCCGGCGGCAAGAAAGTTCGTTAACTAAAAATCGAAGCGCCTTCAGTGCTTGCCGGAATTCCGTCAATGAATACCCACTTGCCAATCGGCCGCTATCCGATACGCTCGCCACAGAACGGAGAGGTAAGTGCGATGCGTGAATTTCAAATTGAAGCGGGCGGCGGCTGGAATAAGTGGGACACAAAAACAGGAAAGTGTCCGGCAGTGTGGGAGCTTAATGATGTGCAGAGCGCGATGGAAGCCCACGCGCGCCGCTTCTCGACGAAACTCACACTCTCGATTTTCCGAGACATAACCGGAGTCGATGCTGAAAAAACCACCATCAAGCAATTGCCGAGTAGATTTTTTGGCGCGCTCATTGCCGCATACTGCGACGAGATCGTCGAACGGCCGAACAAGGTAGAGGCACATGAGCAGCGGAAAACTTGACCAAGCGTTGCGTTATCTCGCCGAAGCTGGCGAGCTTACCTACATCTCGCTTGCGACGAGCGCGGGCAAAGGTAAGCATGGTGTGATCTTCAATGCGGTCTACTCACCCGCGTCAGCATTCGGCAATGGTATTGGCAGCGACGAGGACCCGGTGAACGCGATCTTGAAAGCAATTGCCAACAAGCCAATCAAGAAACTTCGGCGCGCGGCCAGACTCGTCGTCATTGCGCCGGGGGAGAAAGATGCGACGCTCGTCGAGGACCCATTATTCTTATGAACGTCGAAAACGTCAAGATCGAACGACGCGGCGGTTTCGAGATAGGTGTCGATCACCCATTCTCAGAAGTTTTCATCACCGCTGATAGTAAGCATTATTGCACGCGGTTGTTTCATACCGTGGACGATACTGCATTCGCGCGAGCGGAGCAGGCCGAGCAATTCAAGCGGCGCATTGCGAGCGGGGAGCGGTCATGGCAAACTTAGCGACTCGTGCGAACAACTACACCGAGGCGCTGCGCAAGGCGGCCCGTCTAGGCGTAGCGCACGGCTATACTGGCGCGCAGTCGGCGTGCCCGTGGACGCGCAAGGACTACGCGCTGCGCTATCAGCAAGGCTACATCCGGGGTGCGAAACAGAGACTTCAGGAGCTACGTCGTGACAACCATTGAAAAGATTTGGGGTACGACTGAGGCTCTCATTCGCACGCCGATGTTTGAATTACATCGGTTATGCATTCGACCGTACCATCGTTGCTCGTTGCATGTTCACCGTTTCAAGCACAACGCCTTTTATATTCTCGAAGGCATTCTCTACATCGACTCGATTGTCGGCGACATCGGCGCGCCGGTTGAAGGGGCGTATCTCGTCGGTGGCGACTCATTCACGGTCGAGCCGGGTGTGAATCATCAATTCCGCACCGGAGCGTTCGGATGTCTTGCGCTCGAAATGTACTACACCGAACCGTTGAGTGAGGACATCATTCGGCACAATGTCGGCGGACCTGTATAAAGTGCCAAAATAAATTTTCCGTGATTACAACTTCGAGCAAACAAACAAGCGCGGCCGAAATTCTTCAATGAGAATTTCAAAAATCAAAAATCCGAAAAAGTCGATTTGGTATAATGCGCAATCTTCAATGGAGGATCGACGTTATGCAAGACGACTTAGACATCCCGGAATTTCTGAAGCGACCGCCCGAGACGGCGGAACAAGCAGACGCGCGGCGCAAGCGGATGCGCAATTGGAAACCGAAGCAATCGGAAATCAAAGAGGCGCGCGTTACACAGAACTTCGACCGCGAGGGCCGCCCGCTCCCGCGTAGTATGGATGAAGGATCGTGGGCGTTGCTGCGATCAATGGAAAAGGAAGCCGAGCGCAAGGACAAGGCTCAATCGGCTGAACGCTTTCGGCTACTGAAGATCGAGCGCGACGAAAAGCGCCGGATAAAGGCCGAAGCCAAGGCCACAAAAACTGCTACGGTTTGTTAACTACGCGGCGCGATTGTCTCCCGGCAGTCGCGCCGTTGTGCTATATTGTGCATGAGGAAAATGTCATGCACGGACTAGGCCACCATTCGGCGAGTAAGCTATGACTGACGATGCGCTTATTGAACTTAGCCGCCTCGGGCGTGACGCGCTAATAAAAGTCGCGGCGAAACACGCGGGCGAACAATTAGGTGAGCTATTTGTTGGATTTGATACTCGGCGCATCTCGACAACTGTATCGCGCGGCCTGGATCGCCGCGCGACTTATTCCGCACCATCCGGTGCGGCGAGCGCCAACCCATTTTCTAAATCGTACAAGCAACACACGCTATGGGAAACCGCGCGTCGGGCGCGTCTAGGGCTTGCCGTAGTGATGGCGCTGGCGGGTTCGGCCGGAGTCTCACAGGCGCAGGGCTTCGTCGATTGCAATTTTGTGACCGGCGTCACATGCATGTTCGGCGAGGCTACCGGGGGACTCGGCAAAGTCATCACCGTTCCGCAACCGCTCGACGCGGACGATCTTCAAGCGCAGCGCGAACGCGAGCGCGCATGGGAAGCGCATTGCCACCCTATCGTGGACTTCGACCGCTACGGGGTTGCACGATATACCTACGCACACGCAAGCTGTGAATTTGGTCGATGAAGTATTTTCTCGCCCGAGCATCAATGCAGCTTGAAGCATTCGGATGGCGCGTGTACGCTCTCAGCCTTCGAGTCAACCGGCGGTGCCTGCGGTCATGGGCAGTAAAAAACTGAAGCGGCGCAAGCGAAAGCAGCGCAAGCACTATAAGCTAAAGATTATAAAAAGGCACAAGAATTATAACCCAAAGGTTATCGAACCGGGCGCGAATGGCTACGGCGGCGAGACCCCGTTCTCGACATGAAGCGCGCCTACAAGCAATCCGAGGACGGCGGTACTCAGTATCCGACGATGCCGATATCATTCACCGCGTGCTGTGACTGCGGTCTCGTGCACCGGCACGTTATTCACATCATGCCCGACGACTTTGCGGTCCGCGACTCAAAAGGCAAATGGCGTTACGGTCGGCGCGTGCGAATTAAGATTAGTCGGGATTACCGCAAGACGGCACAGGTCCGCCGTGCTAAATTGCGACGTGGTGAGATTTTCAAGACGTCCGATGGGTGGTATGTCGCGGCGTTCCCGATCAACATTCGCAAGATGCAACAGAGGAAATCGAAATGAGCGCGCACGCGGGTAGATGCTTCAGAGCTTGGCGGCGCGCCGTCGCTCGCAAATTCCGTCAAGGCAAGCCGTGGGACTTTCCCATTCGACAAAAAGTTCCGCTCACGTTACGGCCGTTTCTTGAGCACATCGGCCGCAGCGCCACGAAGGAAGCTTTCAGCACAGCGATGCATCGCTTGGCAATGGCGCAGAAGCCGCCTGCCTTCCGACGCGCTGCCGCGCGTGGCCGGTAATGCCCCGTTGCTCCGGTTTTCAATCCGGGTTAAAGATGGGATGCCCCCTGCCTCCAATTCATTTGGGAGGCCACCATGGCTGTACTTACCACGAAGGCGCGCAAGAACATCCCCGCGAGCAAGTTTGCGCTGCCCGGCGGCCGTTTCCCCGTCGAGGACAAGCCACACGCGGCGAACGCCAAGGCTCGCGCCACGCAGGGACTTGCCAAGGGCACACTTACCCCGGCCGAAGCAGCTACCGTTCGACACCGTGCCGACGCCGTGCTTGGCGAGACCGACTCCACCTACCACAACAAATAATTAACTTTCCCGTGCTACAGGTACGGGAAAGTGAGGTAGCGGTCATGGCGAAGGATGCACGCGGACACGGCAGCGACGGGCGCGGCGGCAGTGATGTGGTAGGCAATACTCGTCGCTTCAGTCATGGCACCCCGGCCGGTATTTCGCTCCACGGGAAATTCTCTGCGGGCCAGCGATCACCGGGCTATCAGCAGGACGACACCAAGCGAACCATTTCTGATTTGCGTTCCCGCCTTAGCAACACCGGGCCGGGTCATCAGGTCGGGCTACTTCAGGGTATCAGAAATTTTCTCGGCGGCACGGACACACCGAACCGCGCTCCCAACTTCATGAGGAAGTGATATGGCAAAGGACGCGCATGGTCACGGTAGCGAAGCGCATGGCGGACCGGGATCAAGCCGCACCTACAAGGGGTAATCGCCATGGCGAAGGACTCCGGTGGTCACGGCAGCGAAAAGCGCGGGGTGCCGACAGGGCAGACGCCCGCCGCACGTGACCGCATCATTCGCAACAAGATGGTCGATCAATCGCATTTTCCCGTGACCACGGTTTCAGACCGGATGGCCGCGATGGCTCTCGGGCAGAGTCATCCGAAATCTTATGTCTCGCCGCTTGGCGCGAGTTTCGCGGCGGCACAGGATCAATTGGACCGAGGACGTAACCTTGCAATGCCGCGCGGGACACCGGGTCGGAGAAAGTCATGAAGGACGCACAGGGTCACGGTTCGGACGCACGCGGAGTCGCCGACGCGGCCGCGACCGAAGGGCACATTCCGTCAGTCGGCACACAACTTGATCCGTCTCAGCACACGCAAGTCACGGACTATGATGCGGCGGGTGCGCTTGCACAGGGCGGCGCTAAGTCGGCTCCGGTTGCCGCGCATCCGGCAATGGCAACTAATCCCCGCTACAATCGAGACGCGGTGAACAATGCCATCGCAAGTTCAAACCGCTCCGGTCGCAAGATCGGCGGCCGTGAAGCGAGCCTCATTCACCGGCTCTTGAGCGGAGGGCACTAACATGGCGAAGGACGCTAAAGGTCATGGCGATGTTTGAAAAATCGGAAAAGCCAAAAGGTCCACAACGTGAGCGGAAACCCGGTGAAGCGCCGTTACATCGCATCCCAATCTACGATCACAAGGGAAACCAGCGCGGACACGTGGGCCATACCGCGACCGAGGCGACCGTCGCTCGTTTCCTCGGGCGGCGCGGCGCGACTTTGAAACAGAAAGATGGCCGCAAGGTATGGGTCGGTGATAAGCCGCCGGAGCCGCCGAAGCCGAAATTCCAGAAACCACAGCCGGGCGCGGGTGCGGGCGATGGTCCGAACAACGCAAATTCGACCGCGGCTCATTCGCTTGAAATTTCACTGAAGGCCGCAAAGGGTAGCACGACAGACAAACCGACAGCGCCCAAAGCTCACGCGAGGCCCGCTCGATGAAAGATGCAAAGGGCCACGGCAGCGAAAAGCGAAGTCAACCCGGTGGTGAGCATCAATCCGGGGTGCGCAATGTTGGGCGGGTCCCAACTGTTTCAAAGCTTGCGCTTGATACCATCGTCAAGAATGCAAATACGGGATTTTCGGTTAAACCGAATGGATCAATCTAGACTACAGGCTTTCAGGTCGCCGTACAGGGTCGTACCGATAAAAATCCACTCGACTTGAATAACATTGCCGGACACGTGCAAGCGCATGTCGATGCGAACGCCGACATCTACCGCGATCCGGCAATGCACATCGGCGGGCGGTCGTCGCCTTACACGGGTAAGGTTCACTTGGAGCCGTCGCAGAATGTGCCGGATCGGGAAACCGCCGAGCGACTCGGGCGCGAGCGCGAGCGCGATCAAGTTGAGATTTGGGACAATAAGAATTTGACTAACATTAAGACGGGCGGAACAGGTAAGTAATGCCCCGTTGCATTTATCTCTGACGGAAGGTATCACTTTCCAATACTTTGAGAGGACGTGCCATGGCGAAAGACAGCAAATTCTATGCCGATGCGTGCAACGGCGGCCAGCCGGTGCAGGGCGATGACCACGCCGCCGCCGTGCTCGCGCGGGGCAGCAATCGTTCGCAGAAAGTGCCAATAGCGAAGGGCATGAAGGATGTGAACGCGGCGGGTGGCAAGCTCACCGGTCGGTAACGTGCTATGCCCTTCAAGAAAAAGGGCAAGGATGACTATACCGGGCCGTCCGGTAAGCACTTTGACTTGGCGCAAGTGAAACTTTATTACTCGCTTGGCGGTAAGTTCCCCGGCCAGAAAAAGCGGGGGAAAGCTCCGGCGCATCAAGCCGGAATACACCGCGCTACCGCCGGAAAATCCCTCTGATAATGCCCCGTTGCTAATTTTCCTCGCCGCCGTTAGGTTTGCGACGATGATTTCCATTTTTGGAGGGTATCGCCATGGCTGAACAAAGTTCAGGCACGAAGCCGATGGGTGCGACGGTTGACCCGGCGCAGAAGTCGAGCATCACAACTTCCCCGATCAATCCGCGCTCCGGCGCAGCGAAGAAAACTCAGTCGAGCTTTCCGGTGCATCCGCAGATGGTGGACCAGCAAAAATTCTCAGGTGCGTCACCGGGTGCTTCCGGCAGCGGACCAGACGCTTCCTCGCCGAACGTCATGGACCCGTCCCCGCGCGTGACGCTGAAACGGCAGCCGCAAATTCTCAAGACGCCGTGGAACCACTACGACAATCTCGGTCCGAACCGATCCTCGCTCGACGCGAACGCGGCCGGAAAAGTTCTCAACGATGCCGTACTCTCCGGCTCGACCAAGCTGCCCAATGCTCCGGCATTGAAAACTGATAGCGGCAAAGCCCCGTCTCCGTGGCCTGCGGCTGACGCTGGTGGCTAACCGTGACGCGCGCCTTTCACGGCGCTCGTCAGGGCATTCGGTCCGCGTCTGTTAACGTCGCACCCGGCTTTGACTCGACCAATCCGGCGAATATCGCCAAGGCTCCGGCATCGCAAGGTGCCGAGGCCGTTTCTGTTATCGGCCACGGTAACGTGAAACCAGCTTTCGCAGCGGCCGTCATGCACAATGATCTATCGGATGACGCGAAACTCGTCGCCAATGGATTGCGGAATGTGCCGATCCATCCGAATCAAGTTGCGGTTGAAGGAAGTGACAAGCAGGGATGGGGTGGTGACGCCGCGCAGCACGATCCGACCGGACAGGGGTTCGGGACATGAAGGATGAAAAAGGACATGGCAGCGACTCGCGCACTGGCGGCGCAGCGCCCGCGCATCAGAGCGACATTGCCAAAATTTTTGCTGTGGGGACACCGCTATGAACATGACTGGCGGCATAGGTTCGGCACCATTACCGAAGCGTAATCGCGGTTTGGACTCGACACGGCCGACACAGGATCAGGAAAGCGATCTACCGAATACTGGCGGCACTGCACCGGGCGGTATCGTAGCGTTCATGGGTCAGGCATCGCAGTGGTCAGAGTCGAACGCGGCGGCACACCGGAATGGTCCGGTCGATATAAATGTCGCCGCAAAGCAGATGGCATTGCATGCCAAAGGGCAGTCACAAGATGTCGGCCCCGAGGAAAAGGGTGACGTTCCAATTCACCCCGGTTTGAAACCGGGCTTGTTCCGCACCGCGAGAGATGCTAACTACATCTCCCCGGACGGCAAAGCTGAAGCGCCGTCGCAAACGAATTTGAATTTCTCGGCTGCTGAGACAGGCGGCCATCCATTGTCCCCCGATGGAAAGTCACGAGGCGAAAGTCCCGAGCGCGAGAAAAATCCGCGCGGAGCGTATCGGCCATGATCGAAGGTATCGCATCAATCGTTTGGATAGTTGACACGGTCATATCAGTGATTGTGCTCTATCGGACTTTTCCCGGCGGTGAAAGCGGTGAAAGCGGTGAAAGCGGTCCGGCATGGGCGCTATATGAAGGATGTGGAGGTTAAAATGGTACAGGACATCGTAGGATCAAAAATGACCGACTTCGCGTCGGACGCACTGAAGCCCTCGAAAGTCGGATATGGCCAGAACGGTTTCGGTGGCGCGTCGAGCGATACGCCGGGCGAAAAAACTTCGAGTGACTTTCTGCCGGGTCCGGGTACGCCGATCAATGACCAGACGCGGATGTTGCAAAACAGCGGCAAGGAAAAGGTTGTCTCAGATGCGTTCGGCATGGAGTCGGCGCGAGCGCGACAACCAAACCCGGCCAAGTCGGGAGTGTAAGCCATGGCCTTCGGGTCGGCACCGGGCGCGCCGGCTGCGCCAGCTAAACCGCCGGTCGGCCCCGCGCCGAAAACCGTCACGCTCGCCGAAGCGAGCGCGGCTGGTACTACGGAAGGCGCACCTACGCCTCTGAGCATGGGTGCGGCACCGGGCACCGGCTTGCCGGGCACGAATAACCCGGCACCGCAAGCGCCGCCTGCCGCGCCGTCCGCTGGCGGCCCTCCCGCCAATCCACCAGTCGCGCCGCATAACGCGCAGCGTTCGGTCGGTACGCATCAATCTCGTTCGCCTAACAAACGCGGCAATCCGACGTTCGGGATGTCAAAGTAACTCGTATACGAGGCGGGTCATGGTCGAGAACGTGATTTTTCTACACGACCTAATGGGCCGCACGTTCCCGGTGCGAGTTGACGGCATGGAATACCGGCGCGCAGTTGATCCTAAACTTGGAGATAATCCCGCCGGGCACACTGTCATCACGCTGAATGACGGGCAGCATCTTGAAGTGAAAGAGTCCGAGACCGAAATCGAGGCACTTATCAAGGCACTGTGAACGAATGGCGGATTTGTTGCTCACTTGAAGCGAATGGAGCCGAGGTTTTTAGACCTATCTAACACGTAACGCGCGGATGGCCGCGCACACGGACATGGGTTCGTGCAAAAGTTTGGAGGCTGCCATGGGGCAGGAAGTTGTAAAGCGCAAGCCGGTGCCGCCGGACCGTCTGGTCAAAGGCCGCTATACGCCGGGCACCCTTCTCCTAATCATAAAACGTGTCGCCATTTCACCGAGTCTTACAGATGTGTGCGAAGCCGCGCGCATCTCAACAGACACGCTCGATTATTGGCTCATGCTGAGCAAAACGAAACCGGAGCACAATGCTTTCAATGTTACGATCAATGGTGAGACGCGCCGTTTTCACCAGTGGTACAACGAAGCTCGACAGGCGTGCACTAACAAAGTGCTCAATCATGTTTACGAAACAGCATCGGGTCAGGCGCGTGAGCAAAGTCGCTTCCGTGGTCGTCTCGTCTATAAAGAGGACCCGGAATTGCTTAAGCTTCTCGGTCCGACGTTCGCGGGCACGTCAGCGGTATATTTGCGCGACGAGAACGGCAATGCGATTCCTGAAGATTTCCCATTCCGTGATATGGAAACCGCCCGATGGTGGTTGACATACATGATGCCGGAAACATTCGGCAAAACGCAACGCATCGACGTGACGCATCGAGGCGGCGTGCTCGTGGTCGGCGCGAAGATGAAGCCCGAGGAATTGGAGCGGTACGCGAACGCTGCGCCTGTGCACGATGTGGAATTCACAGAAGTGCTGCCGGATAAGCCGGGCGACGGCGATGACCCGCTACTCAAATGAAACCGATCAGACCAAAATATCCGGGTCCGACCGTTTATCGCTTCTTAGAGCGCGACGGTGAATTTGTTCCTGTCATCATTGACGATGACGGAAACGAAAAGGAAGTCGTGTGGGCACCGATGCCCGGATCGCAGGATATTTTTCTGCGCTGTGACGACATCGAAGTTTTACTCGAAGGCAACCGGGGCGGCGGTAAGACAGATACCGCTCTCATGGATTTCTATCAAGATGTTGGCAAAGGCTACGGCGCAAATTGGGTCGGCGTGCTCATTCGTCAAACCCATCCGATGTTGCGCGACGTGATTGAGAAAAGCAAAAAGCTTTACAAACGTCTGTGCCCGGATGCGTTCTACAATGAGATAAAATATATGTGGGAATTTCCGGGCGGTGAACGCTTGTACTTTTCTCACTTCAATGCCGAAACTGACTTCGATAATTTCATCGGCCATAACTTCACGTGGATATGTTGGGAGGAATTGTCACGGTGGGCGACGCCGACATTTTATCTGCAAATGTTTTCGTGCTTGCGGTCGGCGACGCCGGGAATTCCACGCAAGGTCCGAGCAACGACAAACCCCTATGGTGTGGGCCACAATTGGATACAAACGCGCTTCAAATTGCAGCAATGGCCGCGCAAGGACAAGGATGGCAAAGTGGTCATCCTCGGCGAGCGCATTGTTGGCGACCGAGACCCAAAAACCAATCTGTTATATCCGCCACGCCGCGCGATCCATAATGATCTAGCCGAAAATAAAATCTTGATGCATACGGACCCGGATTATCTGGCCCGTGTCAGCCAGTCGGCGCGCAATGAGTCGGAACGTCGCGCATGGGTCGAAGGATCATGGGATATAACCGCTGGCGGAATGTTTGACGACATCTGGTCCGAACTTATGGACATCATCGTGATGGACGAATTCGACATCCCGGTGCACTGGCCGATCTTTCGTGCATACGATCATGGATCGAGCAAGCCATGGTCGGTTGGGTATTACGCGGCGAGCGATGGCACCGATCTACCATTGCGCAACGGTAAAGTTCGGTCTACGGTGCGCGGTGATTTGTTTCGAGTTGGGGAAATTTACGGATGGACCGGCCAAGATAACGAGGGCTTGCGTTTGCCGGTAGCCGAGATCGCAAAACGTATCGTTGAATATGAAATCAAACGCGGATGGCGAGACGCGACTACCGGCAAAAGCAAGATCAAACGCGGTCCGGCCGATACTGGCATTTTCGACGACGTGAATGGCGTGTGTATCGCCAATGACTTCGAGAAGCCGGTCATGGTGCAAGGTAGGAATTTGCCGGGCATCGTATGGGAGAAAGCCGACAAGGGTCCCGGATCACGCGAGCAGGGGTGGGAGCAAATTCGTAAGCGTCTCACCGCGACCAAGCGACCGCCGAATGGCTATCGAGAAATCCCCGGTCTTTTTATTATGAAAGAGGCCAATGCGCGCGGTGTTCCGGTGCTAAATCATTGGATTAGAACTGTCCCCGGTTTGCCGCGCGACGAAAAGAAAATAGACGACGTTGATACCGAGGCAGAGGATCACGTCGGCGATGAAACGCGGTACGCCTTGCGTTTTGAGCGGAATTGGCATAAGCCGATGTCCGGCCGCGTATCAGGAACCTAAAATTAGGGGCATCTGACTTTAGGGGGTTTTCAATGCCGTATGTTAACCAAAAGCGCCAGTTGTCGTATTGGCGTACCTACAATGCAAATCGGCGGGAGGCTCAAATCCTCTACATGGCGAGCTATGCAAAACAACCGCACGCTATCGAAGCGCACAAGGAAGCGGACGACCGATGGAAAGCTAAATGGCCCCTTCGACGCATGCTGCGCGTGGCACGCTATAGGGCAAAGCAAGCGGGACTGGAATTTAATATTACAGAGATGGATTTATCACCGCCGACTCACTGTCCGGTGTTTCCAGAAATTGAGTTGAAATACACAAACCATGGTCGCGGTGATCAGGCCGGAGCGTCACTAGACAGAAAGGACAATAGCAAAGGCTATGTACGCGGAAACGTCGTTATCATGAGCTTACGTGCTAACCTGCTCAAGAACGACGGTACGGCCGCCGAACACCGCGCTATTGCAAATTGGATGGAGGCGGCCTTTGGCATTGGATGACAAACACCCTGAATTCATAGCTCGCATCGGCGAGTGGGTACAGATGCGTGACACGTATGATGGTGAGCGTGCGGTCAAGAAAAAGCGACTCGAATATCTGCCGCCTACTGAAGCAATGACGCAAGACGGGATGACGACGCCACAATCGCCGGGCTGGCGCGATTATGAAGCATATTTGATGCGCGCGTTTTTCCACGACGTTGTGCACGACTCGGTGAAAGCCATGGTCGGCATCATGCATATGAAACCCGCGACTATCAAACTGCCGCCGCGCCTATCCGGGATGATGGATAAGGCGACCATTCAAGGCGAAGGCTTGCAGATGCTTATTCGCCGGATCAATGAAGCGCAATTAAAATTTGGCCGCTGTGGTTTGCTGGTCGATGCGCCGACAGGTTCGGACCCGAATATGGCGTTGCCATACATCGCGTTCTATGAACCCGAGCGGATCATCAATTGGGACGCGGGCCGACGCGATGAGGGCCGCAACATGCTAGAACTTGTCGTGCTCGACGAGTCGGGCTTTCAACGCGAGGGCTTCACGTGGGTTACCGAGCGTAAACATCGCGTGTTAACACGTGGCGTTCCGCAAAGTTTGGAAAGCGGCTGGACGCGGCCCGACTATGCTGACAATTTTGCCGTTTGTGTTAAAGTCAATGATATGTCTATGCCCATTCCGCAGGATTTCATTTTCCCGCAGATCGCCGGGCGCTATTTGCAAGACGTGCCGTTCACGTTCATCGGTTGCAACGATCTTGTGCCCGAGCCGGACGAGCCACCGCTTCTCGGGCTGAGCAATTTGGCATTGGCAATTTATCGCGGCGAAGCTGACTACCGGCAAACACTATTCCTTCAGGGCCAGCAAACTCTCGTTATCATCGGGCCGCAGGATGAAGCTGACAATCAGCTTCGCGTCGGCGCGAAGGGACTTATCAGTTTGCGCCAAGGCAGCGACGCCAAGTATGTCGGCGTAAGTGCGCAGGGCCTTGGCGAAATGCGTCAGTCGATTGCGGCCGATAAACAGGACGCCGCAACATTCGGCGTTCAATTCATGGACATCGGCAGCGCACGTGGTGAGTCGGGCGAAGCCCTGCGTATTCGTGTCGCTGCGCGCACGACAACTATCTCGGCTATCGCACAAGCCGCTGGCGCGGGTCTCGAAAACGCTTTGAAGCAATGCGCGGTATGGGTCGGAGAGGACCCGAGCACCGTATCGGTTGTTCCGCAGACCGATTTCTCGGACAGCAATGTCGCGGGCGCTGCACTGCTGGCCTTCATGCAAGCGAAGCAACTCGGCTTGCCGCTGAGTCTGAAGTCGATCCACCGTATGATGCAGTTGAACGACTTGACAGAAATGGACTTCGACGCGGAGAACGAGCAAATCGAGGACGAGGCCGAGACGCTTATCGGCACGATGGTGCACGGTTCAAATATCGGCGATACGGACGAGTCATTCCTCGACACACCGCCGACTGGCGGCACGGACCCAGCGAACCCGGACCAAATTATCCCACCTGCCGATCCTGCGGCCGTCATTCCTCCGAACCGGAACGTTCCGGTTACGCCACATACACGCGGGTCACCTGTCCCCCTGAAACGCAAGGTCGGCCCGAAAGGCGCGTCGGCCGGGAAGTAAATCATGGCCGGAGTCGAGGACGAAGCACGTAATCAGCGCGGTGAGCGGACGACTGGTGGCAGCGGCGGTGAACAAACCGCACAAGCGTCGCGTGAGCACGCCGCGAAGATCGCAGACGGTCACACATCGCTGAAGGGCTTGCCGCAGACCCCGATGAAATTGAAGGACGGATGGTATACGCCGGGGCCTATGGGGCGTCTGCATGATGCGGCCGAAGCCTACATGAAATCCGCCGGACTCGATTACAACCCGCCAAAAACTTATCAAATGTCGGACCCGGCACAGGGCGCGCGGATCGCACAAGCTTTCGAGAATATGAAGCATGACCCGGCTGACCCGGCCGTTAAAGCATCCTATGAGGCGCTCGCAAAAGAAACCATGGCGCAATGGCAAGCGATCAAAGCAACAGGACTTCAAGTCGATTGGATTAAACCGGGCCAGAAAGACCCGTATGCCGACACGCCACGCTCAGCCGAAATGGATGTGAGCGAGAATAATCATTGGTGGGGTTTTCCGACCGATGAAGGTTTCGGCAGTGATCCCAACTTGAAAAATAATCCGCTGCTTCAGCCGTCTGGTGAGATCATCGGTGGCAAGCCTGCACTCATCAACGACGTGTTCCGTATCGTGCACGATATATTTGGACACATCAAAGAGGGTAATGGCTTCTCCCCGAGCGGTGGGGACAATGCGTGGCGTTCGCACTACGCCATGTACTCTCCCGCCGCTCGACCGGCTATGACGACTGAGACGCGGGGACAAAGCTCGTGGGTCAACTACGGTCCTCACGGTGCGACTAATCGCGCGGCGCTATATGGTCCTAATGCAATGAATGCGTCCTCGAATACGGGCGGCGGTGTTATCTATGCGCCGCAGAAAATTGGCTTGCTGCCCGAGTGGGCGCAGGAAGGTGCGAAGGATAAATCATGACAACGAGGCAGGAAATCGCCGCGTGGAATAGTCATCGTCGAGCGCATCGGCTGCAACACTCACCGCGTACATTGGCGCGCGAGCGTAGCATTAAGCATGCGAATGCGTGGAATACCGCCATTGCCATACTCGACCAGACCGAGCTTAAGCTACGCGACTTGATTGAACGCGAGCTTGCGCCGGTTGCCGGGCTGAGTCACGAGAAATTTGGTGACGCCATGAAAGCTGCTAAAAAGGTCATGCGCAAGATCGAGGGACTGCGCACGAGCGCATTCAAGAAAGCGTTCCGCCACATCCGTGCTCTCGTGGGTCCGTCGAAGATTGCCGGATATTCACTCGCCACGTTGGCAGCGTCGCTTGCTCGCGATGACAGGGCACGGATTGACAACGCGGTACGTTCAGGGTTAATAAACGGCCTAAATAGCACGGCAATCGCCCGGCAAGTCGTCGGCAGCGCGGGAATGCGCGGTATCGACGGAGTGACGGAAGTCACCCGGCAGCGCATTGCAAGACTTGGCCGTGCAGCGGTTAAGCCGCGTATTCTCCGCAAAAAGGGAAACAAGCTATGAACAAGGAAGTCCTCGGCGGCCTCGCTGCATTAAGCATAATTGTGGCAATATTTATTTTCCACGGCCACCGAAGGCATGGGGTTTCGCCCACCGCACCGGTTTCAGCGGTCGTTGAAAAGGCAATTCCATTGCCGGGGCCGCGACCGCGCGAGTCGGAGCCGGTGTCGGTTGTGAAACGGCACAAAACATTCGAGACGGTCGGCACGACGCATGTGACGGCCGAACAATGCGCGCGAGTGAAAGCCGCTGCTGCATATCTATCGAAATCTCAAATTGCCGCCGCCGCCAAGGCGCAAGGCGCGACAGACGAGCAGATCAGAGCCGCGTTAGTTTGTTTGGCGAAGTAAAGGACCATGTGGTCGCCGTGTCGGATGTCCAGCACGGAGAACGAGGGAGGCTTCCATGGCGAAGCTTAAGACGATTTACGATACGCAAGAGGAAATCCCGGAGGGTCTCGCCGATTACTACGTCGAGCGCAACGGGAAGTTTGAACTGCAAGCCGAGGGAGTCAAGACGCAAGCGGACATCGACCGCGTGCAGGAAGCTCTCCGAAAAGAGAAAACCGATCACAAGGCAACGCGCGAGAAGTTGTCGGCGTTCGGCGATCTCGATCCGGCTGTCATTCCCGATCAACTCGCCGAGCTTGAAACCGTCAAGACGCAACTCGACGCGGCGATCAAGGACGGCAAAATCAACCCCGAGGCGCAGCAAGCGCACATCGACGCGGCCGTGAAGCGCGCCCTCGGCCCGAAAGAGCGGGAAGTCACTCAGCTACAGCGTGACCTTGACGCCGCACGCAAGACGGCCACTGAGAAAGACGCGGAAGTTTCCGCGTTGAATACCAGCATCAAAAAGGGCAAGATCGTCGGCGCTCTGCGCGATGCTGCGGCCGTGGCGAAAGTCATCCCTTACGCAATCGACGATGCCGTGATGAACGGCACCGACATTTTCGAGATTGGCGAGGATGGCCGCATTCTGACGAAGGACGGCGTAGGCGTCACGCCGGGCATCGAACCGAAGGAATGGTTGAAGGACATGCAAGAGGCAAAGCCGCACTGGTGGCCGCAATCTGTTGGCGGTGGTTCTGGTGGCGGACGCGGGAGTCCCGGCAATCGCACCGACAACCCGTGGACGAAAGAGGGCTGGAACCTCACGAAGCAGGGGCAGTACGTTCGCCAGTTCGGCGAAGCAAAAGCTGCGGAAGCTGCGAAGGCAGCGGGAGTCACGGTCGGTGCGACGAAGCCTGCCGAGAAAGCCGCCGCTTAAGTGTCCCCGGTTAAACGTCGGCACTTAGCAATAAGTGCCGACGATTACTTCATGCGCGGGGACGGCTATGCCGGTCACATACGAATTCACAGGTCCGAACCCTTGGGATAAAGCGACGTGGGACCCGCGTGCGCAAATCGAATTCATGCGCGCTACTCGCGCGGATAGTGCATATCGGGGCGACAAGCATGCGCAGGATCGTATAAATCAACGCATAGCACAGTCGGACACGAAGGGCATTCCACCGAAGGTGGAAAAGAAAGTTCCGTTCCAAGTCATCATTGAAAAGCGGTTCTATCCAGCAACGTCCGACATAGGCGAAGCGGTCACGCTTGGTTTTGGCGAGACCGGACCTATGCACGCGGGCAATCAGTACCCGCTTGCGATCTCGTCTCAGGTCGTTACGTTTCCTAGCGCCACGACGCCGAGTCAGAGCGCATGCGTTGTGCCTGCAACCGGCCACGCGACGGTCACGCTCGAAGATGCTCACGGCAATATTATCTGCATCGTTGAATTTGCCCCGCTCATGTTTACGGGCACGTTCGATTGGACTTCTCCCGCCACGACTTATCCGGCAGGTACAATTTTGTATGTGGTCGCTGACGGCGATCCGACACTATCCGGTGTGACGCTTGCGTTTGTCGGAACAGCGGGTAACGCGCCATGACCTTTCAAGTCGATACCGCAAATATACTTTCAAACTCGGCGGCGGTAGGCACGAGCAGCGTAGGCGTGACTAATTTTTCGACGGCTGTCGCGGGGGAAGTTCTTATTGCGCTCGTCGCCACGTCAACGAGCGGCGGCTACATCACTACCTCGACGTGGACTTCGACGGGCGTGACATGGACTTTGCGCAAGCGCGAACAATTCCAATTTACGCCGATTACGACGGTGATTTATGTGACCTTGGAGGAATGGTACGCGACTCCGAGTGGATCGCTAACAAATGAAACGATAACCGCAAATCTGAGCGGTACAATGGCCGGAAGCGGGCAAGGGGCGGCGATCACAGTTTTTGGCATTGAGGGTGCGAACACCACCACTCCGTTTGATCCTAATTCGTCACTGCCTTCAGCGGGGGAAACGAATACTGCTTCGGCTAACGGATCGTTCTCAACGACCGAAGCGAACACTATTGCGTTCTTAGCCGAAGTAGGTCAAAGTATTGGCGTTCCAAGCGGCACCACACTTATAGGTGATCCGCTACTGGGCGGCGGCAATGAGGGACGCCTAGATAGTTTCTTTAAAGCGTACACAAGCGCGCAAACAAACAATACTAATTTTGTACTATCATCTGCGCCAAATTGGGCGTGGATCACGGATGCCGTTCAGGAAGCCGCATCGGCGGACATCGCCAACCCGGTCGTCACAAACCTGAAAAAGATCACGCAAACTTTTGATGCGATCAGCGGAACGGCAGCGGCGATCACCACAACACTGAAGTCTATCACGCAAAAATTCACGGCGGTCGAAACTGGCGCTCATATCGCGCAGACATTCCCCGGTTTTGGCAAAGCCACGCAAAAATTGCTCATGAACAACGCGCCGCTGCCGCTCGATGGCATCGCATGGAATTTCACAAACTCTGGCGATACGGTTAACGCGACTCTGACGACATTGCAATCAGCGGATACGATCATTGTTAGTGTGGCAACGGTCACGGCGGGTAGTAGTTCGCCGTCTGTGACTGGCGTGTCGGGTGGTGGATTGGGGTGGTCTCGGCGAACCGCCGTGAATAGTCAAGCGCCTTTCTCACACGCCGGTTCGGAATATTACAATTCTATCGAGGAATGGTTCACAGTTTCGCCGGTGCCAGTTACAAATTTAGTCATCACGGCGACGATCAATGCGAATTTGAGCGGTAATTTTACCGGCGGCGATCCGGGCAATGGGCCAATCCTGTCTATCCTTGCATTTGGCTTGCCGGGTTTGAACACGCAAGCTGGTAATCCTTATGATCCGAACGTTAGCTTGCCCATCGCTGGCGTGCAATCAACCGACACAAACGTAACGGCTGAATACTCGACGAATGAAGCGAGCACCTACGCGGTCTTGTTCATGACCGAAGAAAGCATCGACAATGGCCCGACTGGCGCGACAAATCTATTGACGCTACAACAAGCGCAAGGGACTAACGAGGCTGGCACCTATTGGGGTTATCATCAGGGCTGGATATTAAAAAATACTTCGGTCCAAACCAATTCTCAGAATTTATATTTGAGCAGTGTGGATGCGGGCGACGAGTATATAATTGACGCTTTCGATCTTTCTCTGACAGACGCGACGAATATTAAAACGACGCTGGCCGCGATCACGCAGACACTTGATGCACTCGAAGTTGAGCCGACTCGTATCGTGACGACGCTCAAGGCGATCACGCAGACACCTGATGCACTCGAAGTTGAGCCGACTCGTATCGTGACGACGCTCAAGGCGATCACGCAGACACTTGATGCACTCGAAGTTGAGCCGACTCGTATCGTGACGACGCTCAAGGCGATCACGCAGACACTTGACGCACTCGAAGTTGAGCCGACTCGTATCGTGACGACGCTCAAGGCGATCACGCAGACA